GCCGCATCGTCAATGAGGTCAAGCACGTCAACCGCGTGTTCTACGACTGTACCGGTAAGCCGCCGGCCACGATCGAGCTCGAATAATGGAATACGAGAAAATAAAACGTGTCTACGACTGAAAAATGATGAATTTCGGAAGAATGACATCACTTTGACATCACCTGCGGCAAAAAGCACCTGCTGGACGCGCCGGGAAATGGTAGTACGGTTTATTATCGAAGAATAATTTGAAAGCCCCGGAAAGTAACGAGAAATCGAAACTTTCCGGGGCTTTTTTGACATCGTGACATCACAAAACGGGCCGTGACATCACCTGTTTTCGGCCTAGCCGAGTGACATCAAATCAGAGTCATCGTTGTTAGAAGTGGGGGAGCCGATGGCCTCCAGCTTCGACACAAGCTCCTGCTGCTTGTTAGGGTACAAATGGGCATAGGTCCGCATGACGACGGGAACAGTATCGCCGATTCGCTTGGCCACCAGAACAATAGAGTACCCAAGTTCGATACAGAGAGAAACGTGGCTGTGCCGAAGATCATGGACGCGAATGTCTGGCAGATAGGTTAGCTGGGTGCAGCGGGTCAGTTCCTTGTTGAGCGCTGTGCACGTCATGTAGAATACGCGGTCGTCCGGGGTCAGCCCGTAGAGCCGGGAACAGTAGGTGCGGAACTCTTCGGCCAACCAATGCGGAATAGGCACATTGCGGTTTCCGCCTTTCTTGCTGTTCTTAGTGGGGCCGAAGATGTCCTGCCCCTTTTTTCTGTGGTAGGTCTTGTAGATGCGCAACTGGTCATCATCGGTCAGGTCTTTGGGCAACAGCGCCAGCATCTCGCCCTCGCGGCATCCCGTCCAGAACAGAATATCAAATGCCAGAAGATAGGCCTCGTTGCGGAATTCTTTCCGCAAAAGCTCGTACTGGTCTTTCGTTATGATAAGCATTTCTCCGGCGACAGAGGAACCCATGTAGCCAGCAGCATCGCACGGATTGAAACGCAGGCCGTAGAATGTCTGGGCATAATTAAAGAGGGCGGTCAACTGTGCGTGGATGGTGTAGAGATATGTTTCCGAATATGGGAGGCCAGTGGCTTCGCCCATCTCTTTTACTCGCTGTTGCCAATCTCGAATATCAAGAGCGGTGATCTCATTCATTTTCCGGTTTCCGAGAAGCGGAACGATTTTGGTGTCAAAAACATTTCGCTTGGTGTCCATTGTGGTGTCGCGGACATGGTGCTCCCGGTCATTGAAGTACAGCTCCACAAAGCTGGCAAGAGTCATGTCACAGCTCTTGGCTTTTTGCAAATGGAATTCTCGCTCCCACTCTTGCGCTTCACGTTTGGTTTTGAAGCCGCGCTTACGCTTCTGCTTTCGTTTCCCGGTGAAATCAGCGTAGCGAAACTGGCAGTACCATGTGCCTGTTTTTTCGTCCTTATAGCAGGGCATTAGAATATACCTCCTGACGTGTTTAGAAATCCCTGACCATTTTTATAATGGCCGGGGTCTTTTTTATTGGGGGAGAATAGATTTGAATTGCTCAACATTGTCTGCATTGCTGAGCAAGAAAAGAACATCCAACCCGGTATCGGAACTAATTCGCAACTTTCCAAATTCACAAATAAGACAAGGCATATTGTGTTTATAGCGCCTGTCTGGAGAGCCATCAGAATTTACATTGAGCCATGTGTTGCCGACTACTTTACTATCCGCAGGCAGATGCGCTTCATCGGTGACATAGTTAGTAGAATCAACTTCAAATGACACTTCAGCAATATCGTAGGCACTAATATTTTTGTTGTGAATATAGAATATCTTGTCAGGAAAAATATAGAACGATTCTCGCTGATTTAATGCCACGGAGAATACGGGAACATTTGTCCGAAGATAGTAGGGAAGATTAGGCATTCCGAGTACCTTTTCCTCAGAAATGGTTTTCTCTGCGCCGCCATGCTCTCTTGCGTTACTATTGGTATATGTTTCAGGCACATAGTAAACGGTATCGCAAGCAAATAATTTTCGCCATGCAGTGTACCATTCTTCATAGGCCGCGCGCTGTTCGTCGGTGAAATCATATTCCAACTTTACAGGTGCGACGTAATGAACATAGAAAAATACGGCAAAAGAAAAAATGGTAAGGAAGAGCCGTTGGGGAGTGTGAAGAACAATAAAGGCGAGTAAACCAATGGAGCCAATTATGAGAGAGGCTTTATTGAGAAAACGTGTTCGACGAATCTTCTTCATAAGGGCCTTGAAATCAGAATCTTTATAGTTCTCACGGTCAACAGACTGAATAACTTCGGTATCAATATAAGGGGATTCTTTTGCTGTGTTTCGTCGTGCAGATTTATGCAGGGATTCCTCTGTCGAGTAACTCAATCCGGTTCCGGGGATGGACGCTGTTTGTCTGATTTTTCCGTTGGCCGTTTTGGTGATTCGGTATCCCGGAACGCCCCATGAATACCCAATTCCGCTTCCTGAAATATTGATGCGGAAGCCGCCGCCAAGACGAATACTTTTTCTGTATCTGAATCCCATAACCTCACAACCCTTTCTGTTATTTATTCACGGATTTCGGTAGATGGCTGGAATCTGCTTGTAAGCTGTCTTACTCTTTCCAATGGCGTGCTTGCGCCGGGAAGGAGTGAGAAGATGCCTGCATCGGATGAGCGCTCCAGACATGGAAATGTGCTTGATGATGTTCTTCGGGAAGAAATCAAGGATTTAACCCCGGAACAGGTCAAGCGGGTGCTTGAGTACATCGAAACGCTGAAACAGCAGTAACGAGCACCGATGGCGCGGACAGGCCCTCTTTGGGAGCCTGTCCTTTTGTTATTCGCGCAGGAATTTGACGAAGCGGACGTACTCTATTACCTTTCGCATTTCATCATCTGTCAGATCGTGCGTGGAGTCCATGAGCCGCCTCTGCAAAGCGGAAAGATTCGACTCCGGGAAATCTACCTCCCCCCGGAGATAGGCTTCAGACACGCCATAGCGGGCGGCAATAGTGGCGATGTCCGAAGCGGTAGGAACAGATTTTCCCGCTTGCCAGCTCGCAACAAGGGTTCTGCTTTTCCCGCACAGGCGCGACATAAAAGCGCCCGATGAACCGTAATGTTCCATCAAATCGACAATGCGTTGGACAGTAATCGTCATCCTTTTTACCAGCTTTCTTTCTGAAATCTTGTGTAATACGCTGAAATCCAACACTTGTTAGATTTGCGGTCTTGTCGTCTAACAGGCGTTGGATTATTATATAATCACAGTCAAACATTTGTTGGACTGCATGAGCAACAACGGAGGTCGAAAAAATATGAAAATGGTAACGTACAAAGTGCTCGGCAAAGCAATGCGGGAGCTGACAGGGCAAGTCGCAGAGCTGGATGAAGCCATTGAAATCCGCTTGGTGTTTGGCGAAAAAGTTAAAATCACCATTTCGATGGACTGGGCAACAATGGATGCAGCACGGGCCGCAGAACTCGCTGAGCATCTGGCAAAGGCAGCGGAGCTCGTGAACAACTTCAAGTACGCTGGTTATACGATTGTTAGATAAGGGGAATGGCCATGAAGTATTCAGACATCAACAAGATGTTCACGACAGAGGTGAACAAGTATTTGGAGCAGGGGTATCGCTTCAACACCGCAAGCATGAATGGGAGTCAAGGTGAACTGGCCAAGGTCGATTTGACCAACGGAACTGAAATCATCCGCATTGTGGCCCGCACTTTTTCCAAGGAGTGGGATAAGCAGGGCGTCGAGCTGTTCGTTGGCCGCGTGGCCGAGAAAGAGGGCATTCGGCCGGATGTGGCCTATTGCGTCAACACAATTTGGAACGGACGCTTGGAACAAGTCAGCAGCCAGCGGTTCTACGAGGTGAGCGGCTACGGAGATCCCGACAAGTTCTATGGGACGGAAGCGGACGCCGAAGCGGTCAGCAAAATCCGTATGAGCCGCTATGCGCAGAGGCCGAATCGCAAGGCTAAGGACATGACCAACGCTGAAACCATCAAAATTGCTGTGCGGTTCATTCGCCGGAAACTTGGCATCAAGAACGTGGACAAGAAGCGCATTGAAGTGTTCCGCACGCCTGACCATCGGCACATCATCAATTATCGCGGCAAAGCATATCAGCTCAACAACAAGGAGGTTTGACTATGTATTGTAACAAGTTTTTCAGAACCGAAGAGGAAGCCAAGGCTTTCAAGAAGTCTCACGGCGGGGCGCTGTACAAGAACATCAAGGGGAGTCACACCCGGCAAGCGTACCGGGTAGAAGCGATGATGGCCGTGCAGGACGGCTGGCTCCGCAGCACAGAGACGGATACGTACCCGTTCTGCGTTGCATGGAATGGCAAGCCGCTGTCGGCAGGAAAGGAGATTTAAGCCATGAAAGCATTAAAAATTGAGCCGGGAAAGGCCCCGGAACGCATTGACATTGGCAACGAACTTGAAGCCCTGCAAGACGCTGTGGGTGGCTACATTCAGGTGCTTTACCCGGACCAGCACCGCCCGGTGGGCCTGATCTGCAACGAAGAGGGCAAGTGCATGGGCCTCAAGCCAAACCGGACCCTGTACAGGGGCGGCAAGCCTTACGACGTCATTGTTGGCACATTCCTCGTGGTTGGAGTCGATGAAGAGGACTTCACGGATCTGCGGGAAGAGGATGCAACGTATTTTGAGAAGCTGTTCCATTCGCCGGAGAAGTTTAAGTACTTCGCAGGGCGGCTGGTTATCTCCAAGGTGGTTTCTGGCGGGGCTTGATGGCCCCGCTTTTTTCAAAAAACCGAAAAAACCCATTCGGTTTTTTTGGGTTACGTTTGGTTTTTTCGGTTTTGATGGGTTTTGCGAAATGCAAAATAAAAGATGAAATTTGAGTCAAAACTTTCAAATTTTAGGCCGCAAAACCGAAATTTTGTTAAAACTGAAATTCGATAGAACGACGAATTTTTGAAATGTGTGCGAAATGTGAAAACCCATTGGGTTTTTCAAAAACCGAAAAAACCCATCTTCTTAAGAAAAGAAGAAGAAAAAGAATAAGAAGATATGAAGACTATCGTCTTCATCACGCGCGGGCGCGCGCGTTATATAGCCGATGAGGACGACGAATCCAGTTGATGGAGAACGGGATCATCCGTGCGGCCAAGCAGGTAGTCAATGGAACAGTCTAGCCTATCAGCAAGGAGTATAAGCGTTTTTCCCGATGGAGGATCCTCTGCATTTTTCCAGCGTGTAACAGCACCAGAAGAGATGCCCAGTTCCTTTGCGATTGGGTTTGGCTTTGTGCCTCGTAGAGCGCACATCTGATAGAATCGCTCCCAAAATATCAAAAATAGGACCTCCTTTTTGTGCAAAAGCATGAATCTCACTAAAATGAGATTATCGTATTGCTATCTCATAAAAGTGAGATTATAATATATCTAACAAATGATTCAAACACCTGTTAGATAGAAAGGACAATACCATGACGAATGTTTACATTGACAGCCGCCGGGATGGGTACTCTCCCAGCCAGTGCCACGACACCATGACGGTGGGGGAGTTGATTGACATCCTGAGCCAGTACGACGAAGACCAGCCCGTCTACATTCGCAACGACAACGGCTACACCTACGGGAGCGTCCAGATGGACAGCGTTACCGAGGGAGAGGAGGACGAGGACGAATGAGACTTCTTGTTGAGTACACCTCGCATGGCCGCGGTCCAGCGGCTCCGCAGACCTACACCACCGCGCTGGACATTGTGGACGATGTAGCGGAGCGGCTGTTAAAGGCCAAGACGCCGTACACATTCCGGGAGCGGAAGTGCTGCACACGGGAAGCGCTGATTCTTGCATTCCTGATTTACGACATCGAGAACCTGCAGGAACGGAGCTTCGGAGACAACGACCAGATTTTGAGCATCCGGCGGGATAGCAGGAGCTGAGGGAGGACCACATGGTGAAGTTTGTAGCGCCCATGGCTACATGGGAAATCGTGGGCGGCGACCTGCCACCTGTCCGAGTTCGAGCCCGGACGTTCGATGAAGCACTTGCAAAGGCAAGGCTTCGTGATCCCGGCTATTGTGCCGGATGGGTCGTTGAGGAGGGCTGAACCATGGAAATCAAAAACGTGCACTGCGAGAAGCAAGCGCTGGAACTCTTCAGGATGATGCCGGACAACAAGAAGTCATCTCTCCACAATGCGTTGAGCCGAAACCTTGAGTTTACCACTTCTTGGGGACTGGAACTTGGCGAACTCCGTGCTTATCAGAACGGTGTTTACATCACTCTCCAAGGTACGCGCTGCAGTTTTTCCGTGTATGCAGAGTTGGTGAACGGAAAGCCTGTTTTCAAGCGCAAGCCCCCTGAAAGCAAGCTCAGCCTGAAATTCAGAAGCGGCCTGCTGTTCGATGCTGGAGACTTCAACGAATTCTAAACAATATTGGAGGACAAGACAATGTTTAAGATCACCGACGTCGAGAAGCTGAGAGATGCTTACACCCTGCTGGCGTTCATCCGGGACACCACCACCGCCGAACAGAAGTCCGGCATGGCCGCATTTATTGCCAGCATCAAGAAGGAGATCCGGGCCTACAACAACCGCCCGGCACCTGACAGCCGCATTATCGAGGAGCGCGGCATTGATGGCTACATTGAGCTGGTGCAGCTCCCGAACGAACTGGACAAGGCCAACAAGGTCGATGCAGCCGAATGGTTCCGGGAAAATCACTACTACGAGGTTTACCCAACGGCCTATGACTGTTCTGGCCAGCGTTTCACAATCTGGTACAAGCTGCACCGCCGCTGCGGACACTGGTTCGCATACCATTCGGTCGGCTTTGACGTTTAATCAAAAGGGGAGACTAAATCATGAAGTACGTCATTTTTACCTACGACATCCGCATGAAAGGCGAGGAAGACGAGGCCTGCATGACCGTCCTGCTGGATGATGACCGAGCAGCGGTCGTTAAGGCTGCATACGATAACCGGCAGGGGAGAAGCGAGATTGAGGACATCCTCTTGCGGTGCAAGGTCGATGACCTGTGCGCCGCCTGTGAAGCGCTCCGGGGGCGGAAGTACCTTCGCAACAGCATCAAGTGCGTGGAGATCGAGGAGGCTTGAGCCGTGAACATTGAAATTAAATATCAGGCCGAGGATGGCGAGATTCGGTATTACCACTTTGAGTCGTGGGAACTGGCTGAAGACGATGCCTTTCGGGAAGCGATGCAGGAGTTCCGCAGCACTCGCACAGGAAAGAACAAAATCCTCTCCATCCGGGATGCATCGATTGGTGCAGGCCGCAACTGGAAAGAATAACCCGCCTGATGATGGCCGCTGGTATCGGCCGAAACCATTTTCGTGGCATCACGAAGATGGTCGCGGGAACCAACACCGCAAACCAAGGAAAGGAAGATTCACATGAAGTATGAGATCTACCAGCTGAAAGAGGACACCATGGAGCAGGTAAAACTGCGGTTCATGGCGTCCGATCAGGCCGCAGCGCTGGGCGGAATCCATCGGGAGAACTACCGTCTGGTGTACGAGGGTAATGTGGAAACCCGAAAGGACGCACAGCAGACGCTTGATGGCCTGTTCCGCAGATTCAACATAGACAGGCCCGAAGGCTTCGAGGGCCACAGCTTGAGCGTGTCGGACATCATTTACCTCGCCGATGGGGAATCCTCCGGCTGGTGGTTCTGCGATGCTTACGGTTGGAAGCTGCTGAGCGGGGAAGAATGGGGGCAGACCTGATGCGCCACTACACAAAAGCGGAGTGGCGCAAGATCCCGGAGGCCTACAAGGGCCGCTGGGAGCCGACGCCGCTCAACCTTGAGCGGGTGAAGAGCGGTGAGCTTCCGGCAGAGTACATCGGCAAACGGAACACCATCGTCAATGACGAGCATCACGGCACGGTGCTTATCACCGAGGGCGCGCACTTCGTAATCGACGAATGAGCACAATCGCTCAAAGAAGCAATTTGAGCCGTGCTTTGCATCAAACGGCAATTTCCTTGCAGAAGCTCCGAAAATGCAAAATAGAGCCATCTGAGCGGCGCTGAGGGCTATTTCCGCTGACTCAGAATGAACTGAAGATAATCTGTAACCTTTTGGCGTTCATCATCTGTCAGATTCATCCGTTTCACGGCGGGGTCAACAGTGCGCCCCATGAGGAAGTCCATAGAGCAGTCAAGATAGTCGGCAATACGCGCCAGACTGTCGGCGGAGATTTTTTTACCAAGTCGAAGATTGGAAAGCGTCCCCTTGCTCAAGTCGAGTTCGGCGAACATATCTTTCAGCTGGACATTGCGCGCCTTTGCCTGAATTTTGATGTTTTCTGCAAGGGTTATAGAATCATACAAATTTTGGGTCGGCATTTTGTGTATCCTCACAAAATCTATCCACAGGCGTATTTCGTCTTGAAATACGCCTAAAGAAAGATTATAATACACTTGTACAAAACAAATGTCAGATTAAAAGGGTCAGCGCTTTCCATTCAGCGCGTTCCCCGAAGCCCCTCTGCAAAGGGGCTTCAACGTACCACGCAGTACAAACCATGCAAGTTGATTCCTCCTAATGACAGGCATCGCTGCAAAGCGCAGCGCCGATACTGCAAATCGGCGGTGCGCAGGTAAAGCGATTACTCCCCAAGAGCTTCTGCTTAACAGCTTAAAGACGGGGGAACGCGTTGAATGGTGGGTACTGGCCCTTTTAGTCTATCAAAAATCAAACAAGTGTTCAATACATTTGTTAGATAAATCTTTGTCGGGAAGGAGAAAAAACATGAAGAAAGTTCCGCTGCCAGAGTGGTGCGTGTCAGTCAAAAAAGCGATGGTTGAGCGCGACGATATGAGCGTCACCGAGCTGGCAAAAGAAATCGGGTACTCCCGCGCACACGTCAGCCAGGTCATCAATGGTACGATGGTGCCGTCTGCGAACATCAAGTCCGCGATTGAATCCTGCCTGAACCTGCGGGCGTGATTTCTTACATCATAAGTTTACCAGAAAGGAGAGTTGTGCGAAATGGCGGTTGATTGCCAGAATATCTACAAAAACGCGCGGAAATCTGCCGGAATGACGCAGGAAAAAGCCGCACAGCTTTTGAACGTGTCAGTTGATTCTCTGCGGGATTATGAGCAGAGCCAGCGCCCGGTACCCAGCGACGTGGCAAGCGCCATGTGCGATGTGTACCAAGCCCCGTATCTTGCAGTTCAGCATCTGCGCCGGTCCTCAGAGCTGGGCAAGCGGGTGGTTCCGGAGATTCAGTTAAAGGACTTGCCGGAAGCTGTTCTCAGCGTTCTGGCGGCGGTTCAGAGGTTTATCGTAAAGCGCGATGCGATGATAGAGATCGTCGCAGATGGAAAAATCGAAGAGGACGAACAGGCTGAATGGAATGAGATCATGGATCGAATGAACAACCTGTTCGTGGCGATGGCCAATATGCGTTTTTCGAAAGGAGGGCGTCGGACGTGAAAGAATCGTACTTTATCGGCGTGAGCGAAGTGCAGGAAATTGTCGGATGCAGCAAATCCAGAGCCTATCAGTTTATCCAGCAGATGAACAAAGAGCTGGAAGCAAAGGGTTTACTTACGTTTCCGGGCAGAGTGCCCCGGCGGTATGTGTTCGAGCGGTTCGGCATTACGGAGGTTCAGGATGATGCGAAAGGCAATAATCCCGCTGGTGGCAACAGCGGCGGCGCAACTACTGGTAATCGAAAGCATCGCCGCGGCGTTCGCTTTCCAACCGAAAGAAACGCAGCTCTCGATAGCGATGATTCCTGTGCAAGCTGACATCGAGCAGGGCGAGTGCATCCGGCGAGACCCGGCTCCCTATGAGCCGATTACATACCATGTGCCGCTGGATGCGGATTTACAGCAGTATACAGCCGAGATGTGCGACTTGTACGAAGTTCCGCTGGAGCTGGCCTACGCCGTCATGCAGGTCGAGAGCGGCTATACGGTGAGCGCTACCAGCTCAACCGGGGATTATGGTCTGATGCAGATCAACAGCATCAATGCCGGATGGCTCAAAGATGAGCTGGGAGTCACGGATCTGCTGGATGCCTGCCAGAACATCAAGGCTGGGTGCTATATGCTCGGAAGCTATCTTGCCCTGTACGATGGAGACATCAACCGAACTATGATGGCGTACAACCTTGGGAAGAGCGGGGCAGAAAAGGCTTGGAATGCAGGAACCCGCAGCACGGCCTACACCGACAAGGTGTGGAGCGCAATGGTTGGCCTTTTGGAGGAAGAAAGGGATGTTTCGTAAGGTGATGCAAATGATTCAGGATTACGCGGAGAAGAAGCTGCTGGATGAAGTCTTTGCTACATACCTCGATGTGCAGGATGCCGCAGCTGAGATGGCGCAGGTGCTCCCGTGTCCCCGGTGCGGGAAGCTGACCATGAAGATGCGCTTGCACAGCAATGCTCTTTCCCGTCGGGTTCCGGGCATCATGATTTGTGACCAGTGCGGAACCGAAGAAGCGCTGGATGCAATGGCGGGGAAGCCAAAGGATGCCCATGAATGGGCGCTGGTCAAAACCTACATGAAAGGAGCAAACCTCAAATGAAGCGCAGGGAAAAGAAGCTGAGCGTGATGGATTGGGTACTCGTAGGACTGCTGGACACGCTGGCCGGGGTCGTAGCCGGAGGGCTGATGGCAATATGGCAGTTGCCGAGCGCCTACCGCTGGCGTGGCTACTGGGCAATCGGCGGCGAATGGCTGCTTGTCATTATTGCAATCATCATGGCGGTGCGGCTGACGCACGCATTCCAGATGTTCATGATTTTCGGAGGAAAGAAGCATGGTAAGATGCGCTCGGTGTCACAGGGTCATTACAGATCCGGCGGCAATCGAAGCGGGGTACGGCGCAAAGTGTTACGCCAAGGAGTTCGGCAAGAAGCTGAAATCGCCCGCAAGACCTCGCAAGGGAAAGACCGCTACACAGCCTAAGAGCACCGCTGAGCGCCAAATCATCGGCCAACTCACGGTATATGACATACTCGCCGCACACGAAAAAAGCGCTGACCAGAACGGCCAGCGCGCTACAAATGGATAGAGACCCGCACATTCCGTTGGCGCTTGATGCAGGAACATCAAGCCGGAAAATACAGGTCTCCACCACACACAACCATATTGTAGCATATTCGGTTGAATTTTTCAACAGGTACGAAGCGGCGAGAAAGGACTATCCTTTCTGCCGTTTTTCTATGCAAAAATTAGGAGGTACAACATGGAAAAAGAACTTACTGCCGCCGTAACCACGCAGGAGCCGATGTTAGCCGACAGGCTGATTGTGGTGCAGCAGCTTCCCGTCATCAAGGAACAGCTGCACAGCATCAAGGCTCAGGCACAGGCGTCTGTGGCGGAAGCGCTGGCGCTGGTTTGCACGGAAGAAACGCTCAAGGTCGTCAAGGAGCAGCGGGCGAAGCTGAATCGCGACCGCAAAGATCTGGATGCCCGGCGCATGGTTGTGAAAAATCAAATCATGCAGCCGTTTGAGGATTTCGACAAGGTTTACAAGGAGTGCGTCACCGATGTCTATGGCCCTGCGGATGAAGCGCTGAAAGGCAAAATCGCGGATGTGGAAGCCGGCTTGAAAGCTGACAAGGAGAAGAAAGTGGTTGCTTACTTCGACGAGCTGGTCAAGGCAAACGGGGTCGAGTGGGTCAGCTATGAGGACATCGGTATTGCTGTTACCATGACGGCGAGCCTGAAATCCTTGAAGAACAAGGTCAAGGAATACGTTGACCGCGTGGTGGCTGATGTGAACTGCATCAATGGCATGGAGAATGCCCCGGAAGTTATGGCCGAGTACAAGCAGTGCCGCAATCTGGCCGTTGCGATTAACAGCGTGAGCCAGCGCAAAGACCGTGTGGCCCGCGAGGAAGCTGAACGGAAACAACGCCTTGAAGCCCAGCTTCGCGCGCAGGAAGCAGAGTCGGCGGTGCTGGATGCGGTGGAAGAAGAACTGGCAGCGCCGCGGGTCATGGGTACCGAGCCTCCGGTTATGGATGAGCAGGAGGCCGAAGAAACCCAGCAGGAGAGCAAAGAACAGATCATGACGGCCAAATTTGCTTTCATGGGCCGCACGTTCCAGTGCCACGGTACATTGACCCAGCTCCGGGAGCTGAAGTCTTTCGTAAATGAAAAAATCGACGAAATCCAGAAGCATATGGATTCCGTCGGCATCGAGAATGAGGAGGTAAGCGACAATGGCTAAAGCAGTACAGCCGCAGAAGATTCGTTTTTCTCAGGCAATCCAGACTCCGCTTTACAAGAATCTGGTGAACAACACGCTGGGGGACCCGGTTCGTGCAGGGCGCTTTATTGCAAATATCACCTCTGCGGTGGCGGTCAATGCCGAGTTGCAGAAGTGCGACCCCGGCACAATTCTTGCGGGTGCACTTCTGGGCGAAAGCCTGCTCTTACAGCCCTCTCCGCAGTTGGGACAGTTCTACTTGGTGCCGTTCAAATCCAAGGCCAAGTATGACCGTGAGGGGCAGATGATTGAACCGGAGAAGTTCAAGGCTCAGTTTGTGCTGGGCTATAAGGGCTATATCCAGCTTGCCCTGCGCACGGGTCAGTATAAGCGGCTGAACGTCCTTGAAGTAAAGAACGGGGAGCTGAGTGGCTGGGATCCTTTTGAAGAGCGTTTCCATGAAATGCACTTTATCGAGGATTTTGAAAAGCGCATGAGTATGCCGACGATTGGCTACATTGTCCATTTTGAGTATATCAATGGTTTCCAGAAAACGCTGTACTGGACGGCAGACCAGATGATGTCTCATGCGGACAAATATTCCCCGGCATTCAGCGCCGCCGCATATAAGAAGCTGCTGAATGGTGAGATTCCGCAGGATGAGTTGTGGAAGTATTCGAGCTTCTGGTACAAAGACTTCGACGGGATGGCCAAAAAGACCATGCTGCGCCAGTTGATTTCCAAGTGGGGCATTATGACGGCAGAAATGACGATGGCCTATGAAAGAGACGGCCATGTGATGATGCCGGACACCGCGAGCGGAGACCTGTTGCTGGAAGTGACCGATACCCCGGAACTCGGCCAGCAGGATGAGCAGGAACAGCCCAAAATCGAGCGGACGGCCAAAACTATGGACTTGCCGGAGCCGGAAGCAGATGAAGTGAAAGCGGCTGTTGACTTGGCGACACTCTGATGGTCAAGTACAACATTATCAGCACTGGAAGCGACGGCAATGCCACGATTTTGGAAGAATTTGTTCTGATAGACTGCGGCGTTCCATATAAGGCACTGGAGCCGTATGTGCCGAAGCTGAAGTTGGTTCTACTCACCCACATCCACAGTGACCACTTCCAAAAGCGCACCATCAAGCGGCTTGCTGAAGAACGGCCAACACTGCGTTTTGGATGCTGTCGTTGGCTGACA